GTAGTGATGCTATCTCTTTGCCAGTCTCATCGCTAGCATTTTCATTTTGAGTTTGTGCAGCTTGCACCTCAACCTTTACGCCATCTTGCTCTTTTATGACCTCATTGTCATAGATCACGTCGCCTGCTTTTAGAGTTCTTTGATTTCCATTAGCGTCTATAGCGACAATGGCATCCGTGCCGATTATTGATTTTATTAATCCTTTAACTTTACTCATAACATTTCCTTTTTATGTTTTTGGATTTTATGCTGGAATTATAAGTAAATATTTTAGTTCTTTACTATTGTACTTTGGTACAGTTGTGACATTTTAGAAATGTGAAGTTGCAAATTTTTGAGTTAAATTTAGTAAAAATTTACCGTATTTTAGGGATTTAGTTTGAAATTTAAAAATAGCAGAGTTACAAAAAATATTTTAAATTTTATTTTTTGGATTTTTGTGTTTTGGAGAATTTGATATAAAAATGGTGGCCCCGAATGACGCCAAAAAAATCTTTATATAGCCCCATAAATAAATACTTTAGATTTTTTAGTTATACATTTTTTTATACATTTTTGGTTTTAAACACGCTTTTTATTTTACAAAAAACTATCTTCGTCCGTTTTTGTTGGCTTGTCTTTCTCTTGATTTTTGACCTCTACTTTTTTGCCCAAGACCAGTTCTTTCGCTAGAGTGTGTCCTTCTTCCACTACTATCTCGATTTAACCGCCCATTACTTGTTGTATATCCAAAGCCAGTGCTGTGATCATTCCAACCTCTTGTTTTTTGCCCATAACTATCTCTTTGTGAATTCCTTTCTGCTTCAGCTTTTTCTGCTGCTTTTTGTTTTTCGATAGCCGTTTTTGCAGCAGCAAGGGCAGCCGCTACTTTTGAAGCAAGCCCATAGTTTATTTTAGCCCCACCAAAGCTAACCAAGCCCATTGCCTCTACCATGTTGCCTGCTGGAGTATTTGAAAAGCTAAAATTTCCGTTTTTATCAACTGACACTCCAAGTCCATTGCCGCCATTTCTCATTATTGATGCGAGCTTAGTGGCAGTTTTTGCCCACTCGTTTGAGCCAGTATATGTGTTTTCTATGGCTGTTGTGCTAGCGTTAGCGTGATCACTTTCTGACGCTCCAGCTGGCGCGATATTAAAGGCATTCAAATCAAAGGCTATCACTTTATCAAGCAATGATTTTGTTATTTGCTGCGTTGCACTAAATGCCACATCTGATAGTGTTGTATCAAACCCTGCATTTTGTAGCGATGTGCGAGTGTTTATCTCGTAGTTTAGCCTGCCTAGACTATCCATACGCATATTTGTCATTAGTGAGCTTTGCGACCTTATACTGTCTAGTTTATTGCGTGCGAAATTTTGCATTGCTGCTCTTGCTGGATCAAGGCTAGTCAGCGTTTTTGTGCCAGGTCTGCCATGTAGTGCATCTTCAAAGGTTTGTTGCATTTTGTATCCATATAATTGTTTGCCAACTCTTACACCAGTTATGTTGCCGTTGTAGTCAGTTTGCCCTATCACTGCATCAGGTATGCCAAACCACCCACTAAACGTATCTTGCATAAACTCCCCAAAACTCATAGGACGATCATAAAAAGCAGTGTTGCCTACTACTGCGTTTAGATCACCACCAAAACCAAAACTATTATCAAGCCCTACCGCCATCTCAAAGACTTCAGTTACAAGGGCGTTAATCAGTCCAGCTATCGGGGCTACACCTAGAGGAGATATGGTCGTGCCAAGTGCTGAAAGCGTGTTTTGGATAGCGACCGAGGTTAGCGTGCTTTTCATATTTTGATACATCGCCTCGGCTACATTCATCACGTTAAAGCGTCCATTGACAATGCCATCATATAGCATGCCAGCCAAAGCTTGACCTACTACTCCACCATACATTCTGCCGACGTCCTCAGCTAGATTTTCAGCATAGCTGTCGTTTCTTAGCTCGCTTACAAATTCTTTTAAGCTTGTGTAGTCGCCTCTTTGCAAACTAGCAAATCCATTGCCGTCTATTCTGCCAAAGCGATTATCTATGTTTGAGCTTTTAGGAGTAGAGAATTTTATTTTAGCTACTGCTTCTACGCCGTCCAAAAGTAAATTTATACTCGTATCATAGTCAGGTTGATTTATGGCGATTATCATAGGCATTAGCACGTATTCAGCAAAGTCTTCATTTAACCCAACTATTGCGCCGCTTAAGTTGCCAGCTTGCGCAATAAAAAAGCTCCTTAAATCAGGCGAAGGTGTGTTAAAAGCAGAGTAACCAAGACTACCTGCTTGATAAAAATCAAACTGACCACCAGCCATAAACTCGTAGTCGTCGCCAGTGTCCGAGTTTGTTAGATTTAGTATATCACTTAAGCCGATCATTTCTTTGTCATTGTGAAGTTTTTGTTTTCATCGATTGTTATATCGTTTTTGATTAGCGCATGTACCATATTAAACAAGTACTTCGTCATATCAGACGGCACTATCATACCGCCAGCTTGATTTTCTGCGATGAAGTTTCCAAGCACTGACATTGATTTGATTATTCTATTGTCGATTACTTGCCTATCTACTGCGCGCTGTTGGCTCTCAGCTAGCGCTTGCTCTTTTGCTAGTTTTGCTATTTGTGCTCTCAAAAGATTGTTTTGCTCTTTTAAATTTTCTAGTTTATCCGCTGCTTGAGCCTCTAGCTCATCATTTTTTAGTTTGGTGGCCGCTGCTTGCTTTTCAAGGTTTTTAAGTGATAGTTCAAAGCTCAAATCCTGCTGTGTTAGCTCCAGCCCAGTTTGCATCGCTGTGATCGTAAATTGTGTTGTGATAAGGGGGAGCATTTGAGAAAGCACGTTTATTCTATGCTGGTTTGGTATCTCGTATTTCTCAAAACAATCATCAAGATATTTTAGTGTTTCTTGATATGGTGTATCAGCTCCAATGCTTAATTTTAATAACTCTCTCGTCCTTTCTAAATATGCGTTTTTAAAGTCCATTGTCTTTTCTCTCCAGTCTAGTTACTTTCATTTTTTGTAAATTTAGGTCTGTTTTTATGTCACCTATGGCTGTTTTTAGTCCATTTGTTTCTATTGCACCAACTCTTGAACTAAGCGAGTTAATAGCGTTGTTTAAATCACCCGCTAAGCTTCTTAACGCCCTATCTTCACCCTCAAGGCTACTGAACTTATTCGTAATTGTTTGTAGTTGTGTTTTGATTTCATCGATCTCAGCACCAAAATCTCGCTCAGCCATTACACACTCCTTGCTCTGTTTTCCCAGCCTCGCTCATATACGCCAAGGAGTGGGTTTTTTCTTATTAAACTTCTATAATAGGCGATCTCTGCTCTATCAAAATCACTATCAAAAGCTCGCTCGTCGTAGTTGTTTAACGCTTTAAGAGTCTGGGCGCCCATAATGCCGTCCACCACTACGCCTAAAAGCCTTTGTAAAACCCTAACTGCTGGCACTGTATCTACGTTTACGCCAAAAACAAAAAGTTCACACGATTTTAATTCACTATCTACCTCGTCAAGTCTCATTTTGTCCCAAAATTCTTTTTTGTAAAATATTTTTACTTTTTCGATTAATGCGTCATCATTGTATAGTGCGACGCTAGCCTTTTCAAGATCGCCGTATGCGTTGATTGCCGCCCTAACTTGCCCCCAGCCTTGCCAGTTTGGGTGAGCGGCTTCATAAATGCCCATAAAAGTTGGCCCATTTTCTGTTGGATTTTTATGTAGGGCTTTTTCAGGGCGACTAAATTCTAAGCTCATTAAAAGATTAAAAGCTTGTGTATAGTTCATTTTTCATCTCCTATATCGTAGTCACGAGGGGGTCTTGGTGGATAGTCATAGTTGTTGTCGCTTAAGTTGTCTATTTTTTTATCTATTGCTTTATCAATCACGGCGCTAACCCAAGCTGTGCCACGCCAAGCAAAAAAACCACCAACTGCGAGGCTAAAGCTACCTTTCCCAGTAAAATAAAAAGCTGTCTCGTAAGCTACCCAGCATATAAAAGTCGAGCTAATAGTGCCAACGAAAAAATTTATAATAGCCTTGCCATCGCTTGCAACCTTAGCGTTGCCACCTGCAATGCTTAACACGCCGCCCACAAAGCCAACTATTATCACCCAAAAGTAAAAGCCTAGCCTATCCATTAAGTCATCCATTCCCCAGCCTCTTTTTTTTAAAATTTATATGTAAAAACATACATTATTAGGACGGACAATATTATTTCTACTACAACCATCTTATTTAGCCAAAAGGCTTTAGTCTTTTTTATTATTCGTTCCATTTACGCACCCTTTTAAAAGTTCTTCGCATGTCAGAAAGTAGCCCATTAGCCCCTTTGCGCTTTGCAAATCGCTAGAGCTATACTTTGGCTTTGCTGGCATCTTTTCAATGCACGCCACCGGCACATATACATCTTGATATTGCGTTTTTACGATTACTTCAGGCTTTGAAGCGCATCCAGCCATAAAAAATGCCACTATTAGGCTACTTACTATTAGCTTCATTTAATAGCCTTTCATAAAAATTTAGCTTTTCCTCACAGTCAGCGGGGTTAGCGGGCATTGTCACTTTCACAATCCTAGTTATAACACGCTCTTTTATTTTTGCCTCGTCTTGTTTTGGCACACTTAGCGCTTTTAGGCTTACATTTACAAGCTCTATCTTTGCTTTGCAAGTATCAAGATCGGCTTTCATTACTGCGTTATTTGACTCTTTTTGCGCTATCTTTCTGGTTAGCTCGTCGATTTTCCCCGCTGCGCTATTATTTAGCCAATAAAGCACGCCAACAACAAAACTCAAAAATAAGATAGCCCCTATATAAAATTTATCGCCCATTTCGCACCCTTTTAAATGGATTTACGCACCAAACACTTTTAAGCACCTTTTTATCATCTGCTTCAAGATATGTGCTTTTGTTTTCTTTATTCATCCCACATATATCCATAAGCTTCCAACCGACATAAATACGGCAATAAAAATTACTTAAAAAGCCTTTGTAGCGGATCGTTTTATAAAGTCCAAATCGTGATCGTCCATCCTTTAGCTTTAGTGTCACTTTGCAAAAGTCACTAACCGCTCCGCCGTTGCTTGTGACCTTGATATTGCCTTGCACTCTTACGCTTGACGGATCTATCTCACTCACTTTTACGCCGTTTATTCGGCTTGAAAAGTAGCCGATACGATTTCTGTATAGCCATCTAAGACGTGCAAAATAAGTCCTATTTTTGCCGTTTGGATAGTGCTCTTTTCGCCAGCCACTATCACCATTTATCGCCGAGTTTTCGCCGTAGTAGTAGTCGCCAGTATCTTCGAAGTACCTAGCCCACTTTGGTAAGCGCTCGCTTTGCTTGTTGCAAAACGCTAGAGCGATCGGCACTACTATATAGCCAAGTATCTCTAGCGGTAGCTCAATAACTACAATACAAAAGATTTGCAAAAGCTCTTTAAATTTAAGCATCACTCATCCTTTTTATCTTTTGGCTTTTCTTGCTCTTTTTCTTTATATTTAGGGCTTTTAGGGCATCCTTCCCAAGTGCAGTTGCCGTTTTTATCTACCCTGCTGGCGCAAATTTCGCACCTTTTAATTTTTGCTCTCATTTCTTATCCTTTTGTGTTGGTCTAGTTTGAACCACATCTGTGAATTCGTCTTTGTCTAAGTACCAGAATGGCTTCTTGCCATCTTCGTACTGAAACCTGCTAAAGTCATCTGGGTGTGTCGCCAAATGGCTAAACACTCTTAAGATGTTTGTCATGTTGCTATTGTCCCATCCCTCGCATTTTCTAGCCCTTAAAAAAATCACGATAGGGCAAAACAAAATGCCTAAAATTAAGGATAATACGCAGATTAAAAAATAGCTCATTTCAGCCCCTCTCTTTGAATTATTAATTCTTTATACTCTGCCCTTAGGTTTTCAAGTACGGCGTTATTTCCAATAATTAGGGCGTGGCGGATATAGTTTTCACACTCGGCGATCTCGGCTTCAATTTCGGCTAGTTGCTTTGCTTTTTCATCTATCTTTGGAGCTAGAAGCTTATTTGCTTCATATTCATCAAGTATCTTATAGTCTGTGTCTTTTGGTAGGTCATTTTCTGCTATCTGCTCTATATTGAAAATATCTAAAGCCTCTTTTGTTGGGGTGATTATTTTGGTTATTCCATTCTCTTCATAGATTATCTTTTTCATCTTTTAACCTTTTTTATTTTGATTTGATAAAAATCATTACTTGAACTCTAATTTCATCTGCAAATGATGGTGCACCATATCCAGTGATTATCCTTAGACTATCTCTTTTTATCCCCTGGTATTGTGGATGAGCTATGTGGTTTGGTCCAGCAGTATTAAATGGCTCCAATGACGTGAAGATATAGTAGTTTGTATCTTCCATTGGTTTTAAGAATTTAATTGTATAGTCGCCTACACCGTTTTTGACAATACTAGATATATTTTTACTATCTATTATGCTAACACTGCTCTGCCCATTAAATATAACCCTAGCAGCGCACCTAAAATCTATCTGTGAAAACAAATCGCTCACAGCCTTCTCTGTAACAGCTACATCTTCTTGCTTTGCAGTTATGACATTTTTGAGTTTTGCAATTCCTGCTTTTGTTTCGGTGGCAAGTTCTGGCAAGTTATTTTTTAGAGCAAATTTATCATCGCTCTCTTGCTTGGTGTATGCGTCTATCTTGTCGGTCTTTTTTATAAATGTGGCATCGCACTCGATTTTGCTATAAGCGTCTATCTTGTCTGCTTTTCTTAAGTATTTTGCGTCACTCTCGGTTTTTGTGTACGCTGTGCTTTTTAATTCATATTTGGCATCGCTTTGTGATCTGGTGTAGGCGTCTACTTCTTGCCCTGCCATAAAGTCTTTTATTGACATTGATTTGAGTATGCCCTCGTCAGAATTGCGTACTAGAAAACGCCATTTATCTGCGGCTAATGAATTCTTGATTATGGCTACTTCTGCCTTTGTTGGTTCGTTTATATAAATATTTGTGGCATAAATATTGCCAGCGGCGTTACGGCGTACTATTTTCCCACCAACGTTATTCTCGCTAGCATCTGCTTCTCTTAGTACGCCTTGTGTTAGAGTACTAATTTTTGTACTAGAGTAAGTTGTGGTTGTACTTGTGCTAGTGTCATTTATTAGCCCAGTTGTGCTTATATTTTCAAGCGATCTTTTTAGTTCAAGTAGCGTTGCTTTTAGAGCATCTAATTCAGTAAATTTGCTTTGAGAATTAGCCAATGTTTCAAGTGCCGTTTGAGCCCTTTGCTCTATCGGTTTTATCTGCTCTAAAATAGCTTTCGCCTCAGCTAGTAGATCACTTGTTTTATTAATTTTTTCTACATTGCTGGCGATAAATGCAAAATTGCTTAGTGCGGTATTGTTTTTACTATCAAAATCTGCCTTTTTCTCGTCAAAATCTGCCTTGTCATTTCTAAAAGCGCTAAGGTTGGTATCAAAATTTTGTTTTTTTTCGTCAAAATCTGTTTTTTTAGAGCTTAGCTCTGTGTTTATGCTTTCAACTGCCGCCTTAACATCTTGTAGTGTCACTATTTGCTCTTTTGTTAGAGTATTAGCGTCTTTTATTTCGCTTATATTTATTTGGCTTATTGCTGTTTCTAGTTCAGTTATTTGAGAGAGCAAGAATTTTAATGCTTCTAATGTTCTATTGCCGAGTTTTAATTCCTCTATCGTTACCATTGTTTAGCCTTTATAGTTTCTTTAGCTTTTTTTAGCTTTTCAGCTAGTTCTGTAAAAAAACGCAAAAGGTCTATCTTGCTTAAATCTCTTGCGTTTTCCAAAACTCTTATAAGTTCATAATCTGTCATAGTCACTCATCTCGTTTGTGTTGTAGTCTGCTATTGCTTCAAGTGCTAGCGTGCGGTAGTAAGTGTCTTTGTTGATCAAAAAAGCTACATAGTTAATCACTGCATAGCTCAAAGCTTCGTCTATTTGTAAATGCTCTTTTGGATCACTAAAATTTGGCACGTCTGGCACGCAAATAAAAGTTTGTTTATCAATATTTCTATAAGGTCTTTCTTCGCTCCCAAAATGCCTTAGTAAAATAGTAGGTACACACTTATCGCAGCAAAAAAGCATAGCTTCTAAGAATAGCGAGCCAAGCATATCATCAGCAGGGAGCTTAACCCCTGCTGTCGTTTTAAAGCTCAAATGTTTTTTGGCTTCAGAGCAAAGCATTACTAAGCCTTTAAGCCAACGCCTATTGCAAATGCGTCTGCGTTTCTTACTTCAAGGCAGCTTTCAGTGTAGTATCTCTTTTGGATAGCTGTTTTTGAAGTAGTCACGTCTTTTAGCTCGGTTGGTACAAGTAGTCCATTTTTCATGTAGTCAAAGTCGCCCGCAATGATACAATCACCCAAGCCATATTTAGGGCTTAAGAAGCGGTGAAGCCTAAAATTGACCCTGCCAAAGTCAGTGTCTAGGCTAACAACGCTAGAGTTGATATTTTTCTCATTGCCAAATTGACGAGTTGCTATTTTGTTTATAGCTGGTTTTAACTCTGCGCCGATAAACACGTCTTTTGGAATTGTGCCTGCGTCCCAAATGTTTTGAAGTAGTTGTGATAGCACGGTTTCAGTTAGTGCTGCTGGAGTGCCTTTCCAATCGCCTGAGCTATCAAATGCTACAACGTTACCACGCTTGCCACCTGCAAATGCTGCTGAGCCTTTAGCCAAGAAATAAAATAGTCCTGCCATCTCACCAGCTGCCGCGTCAGTTCTAACGCTCGGTGCTTTAAACACACTCTTTTTAACATCAGCGTCACGACCAAGACCAAAGATAGCATACTCCATATCTAGCTTATGCTCTTTCGCTCTTTTAGCAGTCTCGCGCTCTAGCTCTTTACCACCATAAGTTGCCACTGCTTGCATACTTCTTGAAACACTAACGTTTGAAGTGAAAATTTGCACCGCATTTGAAGTCTTTTGCACGCTTGATTTGATCTGATCGTCAAAGTCAGAAATCTCTAGCTGTGCGTTTTTCTTTGGGGCAGCTAAGCTGTCAGTTAGCCAAGAGTGCTCTATACCTTTAACACTTGAAGTGCCAATAAGGCTTAGCATAGGCGTCTCGTCAGCACCTATTAAAATTATTTTGTCATATACCGAAGGCTAATGGCAATTTATCATTAACGGCTGTGTCAAATCTACCCAATTTTGAGAAAATAAAAAATTTTTTACTTGATTTAAAAAAGAGAGCAAGCCCTAAAGATAGGGCTTTTAATTGTTATTTGAGTTTTTAGTAGAAATGTAGCTAGTTTTTGCACCTTGACTAATTTTATTTTTAGTTAGTCTATTTACTGCTTTAGCTTTTACGCCGTCGCTTATATGTTTATTGAGCAATATTTTTTCAACTGCACCAACTTTGTCGCTACTATTGTCTATCGCATCAAGTAGTTTAAGTTTTGGGTTCTCAAACTTCATCGGCTCTTTTAGATTTCTATCAGAATAAAAGGTTATAATATCGTCATTAGCGGAGGTTGAAGTAATTGCGGAGTGTATCCCGCTTCCTCCGTTTTTATCCTTTATGTCATTTATGACAAGTCTAAATCTCACGCCGTCTTTATCTTCCCATTCATAAAGCCTTGCTTTGCGATCATTTATAAATGGTTCTTTATATTCTTTTATAAATTTACGCATATTCTCGCCCATATTTAATAGTTCTTGCTTCGTAACATAACCTTCCTTTGTTGTATCTTCTAAATGCTTTATCTCGATATGTTTAGCCCCTTTGTTTTTATTTCCTATCGCATATCTTACCGCTCCCTCTACATCCTCTAAATCCTTATAAACTGGAGTTGAAAATTTGTCATTATATGTGACATTATAGATGCCTCGTTTTTCTTGTTTAGCGAGTTTATCAGCTCCTGCATCATCTACTATCTTTTTTATCTCTTCGCTTGGCTTTTTAGATATGCTTAATATCTTGTTATAAAGTTCAGGGCTAGCACGTTTTACCCCCTCAGCTGTTATCTTTGACCCAAACAATGCATAGATAAAGCCTTTTGCAAACTCTTCAGGGCTTACATTGCCGTTTTCATCAGCACCATTTGCTGTGCCGCCAAGTAAGCCACTTGCGATATGTGGGCTTGCATTGATCGTTTTAGTGTTTTTGTCTTTTTGTGGTATAATGCTTTCATCAGAGCTAGAGAATGTGCTTTTTGCACCAGCCGTCGGTCCAACCTGATTAATATCAGCACGTTGGAGTGTAGGGTATGGCGTCCCTACCTTTAGCTCTTTCTCATCTAAAAGTGCTTTTGCACCATCCGCCGTTGGCTCTGTGGCTTCGCCCAGAGTGAGCT